CCGATCGGCCCCGAGCTGATGAAGGAGGTCGTGCGCAAGGTCGGCATGGAGCAGCGCTTCGACAGCGCGATCCAGTGGGCCGAATCACTCGCCTGGGACGGCGTCGAGCGCATAGGCGCATTCTTCCCCCGGTACTTCGGCACCGAGGACACGCCGTACACGCGCGCCGTGGGGCGCTACGCCTGGACGGCGCTGGCCGGGCGGTGCCTGGTGCCGGGCGTCAAGGCCGACATGGCGCCGGTGCTCATCGGCCTGCAGGGCGCCCGCAAGACCAGCACCGTGGAGGCGCTGGCGCCCATCGCAGAGGCCTTCGTCGAGATCGACTTGGGCAAGAAGGACGACGACATCGCGCGTTCGCTGCGCGGCAAGCTGGTGGGCGAGATCGCCGAGCTGCGCGGGCTGCAAAGCCGCGACGCCGAGTCGATCAAGGCCTGGGTGAGCCGGCGCACCGAAGAGTGGACGCCCAAATATCGGGAGTTCACCACGCGCTTTGCGCGCCGCCTGCTGCTCATCGGCACCGGCAACAAGGACGAGTTCCTGGACGACGAGACGGGCGAGCGTCGCTGGCTGCCGATGAACGTCGGCGCAGTGGATGTGGAAGCCATCAGGGCCGCGCGCGATCAGTTGTGGGCCGAGGGCATCGTGCTCTTCCGCCAGGCCGGCATCGCGTGGCAGGACGCGGAAGAGCTCGCCAAGGCCGAGCACCACAAATTCAAGGTCGGCGACCCGTGGCAGGAACCCATCGCGGAGTGGTTGAAGCGCGATGACATGGACGGGCCGCGGTCGAATTCGGCGGTGCGAATCATCGATGTGCTGGTGTCCTGCATCGGTTTGAGTCTGCAAAAAATCACAAAGAAGGACGAATGGCGGGCGGGCAAGGTGCTAGCCCTGCTGGGCTATGAGAAGGCTAACAGGCGGGTCGGTGGGACTCAGACGACCGTTTGGGTTCGTGCAGAAAACAGCACGCAAGCTGAACGCGCAGAAAACAGCGTGTTCAGCGACATCGCGTAACGCTAGCGGCTAGCAGAAAGGCAGCAGCTAACATGTTGAATTCAAAGGCTTTTTATGCTGCTAGTTCTGCTAGCCTTTGTTCTAAAAAATGGAGGGAAAGTAGCTATATTCCGCATTGTGAAAAAAGAGAGGGAGGGGATAGCAGTAGCAGAGAGTTTGAGAGGCAAAAGGCTAGCAGTGCTAGCGCCCCTCGCCGCGTCGTCTCGGTGAACGATCGCGGCCACGTAATCGGCCAGGACCACCATCGCGCCAAGCTCACCGACCACGACGTCGACCTGATCCGCGAATTGCGTGACGAGGGCCTGACCTACGCCGAGATCGCCGAGAAGATGGACGGCCTCATCGGTAAGTCGATGGTCGCGCACATCTGCAAGGGCCGGTATCGCTCGCAAACGGCAACCGGACAGAAGGCGCTGCGCGCGCTGCCCCGCTGGCGCGCCCGTCCAGCCCACCCCGACGAGTTCGACCTCGTGTAGTTACGCCCCAGGGTGCGCGGCACGCTGCTGCGCATGTATGCACCCTGGGTCGCCCCTTTCCTCGAGCAACTGACCGACACCGGCAACGTGTCGGCCAGCGCGCGCTCGGTGGGCGTGAGCAGCACCAGCGTCTACGCGCTGCGCAAGACCGACGCCGACTTCGCGGCGGCCTGGGACCAGGCGCTCGAAGACGCAGCCGACACGCTCGAAGCCGAAGCACGGCGCCGCGCCGTGCAGGGCGTGCAGGAACCCGTCGTGTACCAGGGCCAGCTCACGCCCGTGTGGGAGCGCGATGCGAACGGCGACCTGGTGATGGAGGACTACGAAACGATCGCGCCGCCCGGGCTGAAGGACGACGAGGGCAACCCCGTCCTGAAGATCACGAACCAGCGCCCGGTGCAGGCCCGCGACGAGCACGGCCGCCCGATGTGGCTCACGGTCACGAAGTACAGCGACGCGCTGCTGGCGCTGCTGCTCAAGGGCCGGCGCAAGAAGGTCTTTGCAGATCGCACAGAGCTGACCGGTGCCGACGGCGCGCCGGTGGCCATCGACGAATCCACGCGCGTGGCGCGTGTGGCGCAACTGCTGGCGATCGCCGAGAAGCGCGCCGCCGGCGACGACTTCACCGACCTGGCCTGAGAGGAGCAAGCAATGGGCATCACGCACATCCTGGTCCTGGCCGCGCTGCTGCGCATGGACAGCGTCGCCCCGAAGATCGTGGCGCCCTTCAAGTCGCAAGAGGAGTGCTTCATCGCCGCGAACCGCCTGAACCGCGAGACCGCCGAGCTGCGCAAGCCCGGGGCCCGCGAGAAAGGTCTGGCGTTCGTGTGCCTGCGCGTGGTGCTGCCGGTATGACGCACCGCGAGTTCGAGTACCGGCTGGCGGTGTGCTTCGTGACCTACGCGACGCTGCTGCGCCGCATGGGCGTGAAGCGCCCGGTCATCCATTCGCCCAACGCGGCAGACATCCTCGCGCCATGACCCCGGAGCAGGTGCGCAGCGTCGAGCGCTACCTCACGCCCGAGGAACGGCGCGAGCTGCACGCGCTCATCACGCAGGACTTGCAGCAAGCCCTCTGGCGCCCGCTGCCAGGCCCGCAGACGATGGCCTTCAACAGCCGGGCCGACGTCATCGGGTTCGGTGGCGCGGCCGGCGGCGGCAAGTCGGATCTGGCCATCGGCAAGGCGCTGATGGCCGCGCACGAGGTGCTGATCATGCGCCGCGAGGGCACGCAGTTGCAGGGCATCCTGCAGCGCCTGCAATCGCTGCTGGGCTCGCGCGATGGCTTCACCAGCCAGCCGCCCATCTGGCGCGACGCCGGGCCGCGCAAGGTGCTGATCGAGTTCGGCTCATGTCCGAACCTGGGCGACGAGCAGCGCCAGCAGGGCCGACCGCACGACCTGCTGGTGTTCGACGAGGCGGCCAACTTCCTCGAGCAGCAGGTGCGCTTCCTGCTCGGGTGGAACCGCTCGACGCGCGAGGGCGTGCACAGCCAGGCGCTGATGACGTTCAACCCGCCGACCACGGCCGAGGGCCGCTGGATCGTCGACTTCTTCGCGCCCTGGCTCGACAAGAAGCACCCGATGTACCCCGTGGCGCCGGGCGAGATCCGCTATTGCGTGATGCTGCCCGCCGACAACGGCACGAGCCGCGACGTGTGGGTGACGCGCGCGGATCCGTGCGTCGTCGTGGGCGGCGAACTGGTCTATGACTTCGACCCGGCTGCGTACCGGCTCGAAGACATCATCACGCCGCAGTCGCGCACCTTCATCCCCTCGCGCATCGGCGACAACCCATACCTGGCCGGCTCCGGCTATCTGCGCCAACTGCAGGCCATGCCCGAGCCGCTGCGCTCGCAGATGCTTTATGGCGACTTCCAGGCCGGCATGCAGGACGACCCCTGGCAGGTCATCCCGACCGCCTGGGTGGAGGCTGCGATGGCGCGCTGGCGCCCGCTCGCACCGAAGGGCGAGATGGCCAGCCAGGGCGTCGACGTGGCGCGCGGAGGCAAGGACAGCACGACGATCGCCACGCGCCACATCCCGCCCGATGGCACGGGGCCGTGGTTCGATCGGCTGCACATCCACCCCGGCACCGAGACGCCCGACGGGCCGCGCGTGGCTGGCCTGGTCGTGGCCGCGCGCCGCGACGAGTGCCCGGTGCACATCGACGTCATCGGCGTGGGCGCCTCGCCCTACGACACGCTGCGCGGCATGGACGTGCACGTGCTGGGCGTGAACGTGGCCGAGAAGTCGCTCACCACCGACAGGTCCGGGCGCCTGCGCTTCTTCAACCTGCGCAGTCAACTGTGGTGGGACATGCGCGAAGCGCTCGACCCGGCCAACGACCTGGGCTACGCGCTGCCGCCCGACCCCGAGCTCGCCAAGGAACTGTGCGCGCCGAAGTGGGAACTGTCGGGCATGACGATCAAGGTCGAAAGCCGCGAGGACATCATCGAGCGCATCGGCCGGTCGCCCGACCGCGCCACGGCCGTGATCCTCGCCAACATGGACACGCCCAAGCGTCCGAAGCGCGGCGGTGTAGTTAAGCCCGGCCAGCGCCGCGAGCATGACCCCTACAGCTCACTCGCGACCTGACATGCACGTCGTCCAGACCACCGTTGCCGACAAGATCGATTCCATGATGCCGCTGCTTGAGCGGCACTGGGACGAGATCGCGCGCAACAAGGACGTGATGGTCCTCAAGCCGAACGTGCAGGCCTATGCCGCGCTCGAATCCGCGGGCTTGCTCATCGGGCTGATTGCCTATGACGGCGAGCAGCCCATCGGCTACGCGGTGACGGTGCTGAACCACTCGCACCTGCATTACGCCGACCTGGCCACGGCCATGAACGACGTGCTGTTCGTGCTGCCCGAATACCGCGGCGCCTCGCGCGCCGGGCTGCGCCTGATCGCGGAAACCGAGCGCATCGCCAAGGAGCGCGGTGCGCAGCTCGTCATGTGGCACGCCAAGCGCGACACCGCGCTCGAGGGCCTGCTGCCGCGCCTCGGGTACGAGGTGCAGGACGTCATCTACAGCCGGGCGGTGTGACATGGGACTTACTGCGGTCTACGCAATCGGGACAGGCCTCAGCCTGGCGATGGGCGCCTCGCAAGCCGACAAGCAGCGCAAGGCCACGAACACGGCCAGCGACCAGGCCATCGCCAGCGCGAAGAAGAACGCGCAACTGGCCGACGAGGCGAACAACCGCGCGAACGCCAAGGCGCCCGACGTCACGGCCGCAATGGCGGCCAACGCCGGAAAGATGGGCAACGCATCGACCTCGCTGACGGGACCGCAGGGCGTCGACCCGACCACGCTGACGCTGGGCAAGGCCTCGGCGCTGGGGAGCTGACATGACGCAACGCAAGACCAACTTCATGGATTTCATCCGCGAGACGCCACCGAAGCCGTCCGTGATGCCGGCGGTGCCCGTGCCTCTTCCCGCGCCGGGCACGACGACCTGGCAGGCCGCCGTGAATGCGCAGGCTAAGGGCCAGCGCGGGATGGCCGCCGCGCCGCTGCCGGTGGGGCGCAAGGATGCGCTCGACGTGTGGCGCTGGGCGATCGATCCGAAGCGCGGGAGCTGATCGGTGTATAGCGACGCCGTCAAACACCGCAGCGACCTGCTGCGCCGCTGGGGCGAGCTCAAGCGCGAGCGCGCCACCTGGGAGCCGCAGTGGCGGGAACTGAGCCAGTTCCTGCTGCCGCGCTCCGGGCGCTTCTTCATTCAGGACCACAACCGCGGCCAGCGTCGGCACAACAACATCCTGGACAACACCGGCACGCGCGCCGTGCGCGTGCTGGCCGCCGGTCTCATGGCGAACATGACCAGCCCGGCGCGCCCGTGGTTCCGGCTCGAGACGCCCGACAAGCAACTGAACAAGCACGCCCCGGTCAAGCAGTGGCTGGCCGACGTGACGCAGATCCTGCTCGACATCTTCGCGAAGTCGAACACCTACCGCGCGCTGCACCAGGCCTACCAGGAGCTCGGCGTATTCGGCACCGAGGCGGCCATCGTGATGGACGACTTCGACACGGTGCTGCACCACTACTCGCTGACTGCCGGCGAGTACGCCATTGCGACGAACTACCGCGGCCAGATCGACACCATCGGGCGCGAGTTCGAGAAGACGGTCGCCGAAGTGGTCAAGGAGTTCGGCTACAAGAACTGCAGCACCACGGTAAAGAAGCTTTACGACAACGGCACGCTGGGCGCCTGGGTGCCGCTGATCCACATCATCGAGCCGCGCGCCGATCGCGACCCCAGCAGCAAGCTGGCGCGCGACATGGCCTGGCGCGACTGCTACTTCGAGCAGGGCGGCGAGGCCGAGGTGTACCTACGCGACGGGGGCTTCCGCGAGTTCCCGGCGCTGTGCTCGCGCTGGGACGTGGCAGGCGGTGACATCTACGGCACCAGCCCCGGCCAGGAAGCGCTGGGCGACACGAAGCAGTTGCAGCAGGAGCAACTGCGCAAAGGGCAGGGCATCGACTACCAGACGAAGCCCCCGCTGCAAGTGCCCACCTCGATGAAGAACAGCGAGATGGACATGCTGCCCGGTGGCGTCAGCTACTACGACGGCACGTCCCCGGGGGCTGGCATCCGCAGCGCGTTCGAGGTGAACCTGAACCTGCGCGATCTGCTCGAAGACATTGCCGACGTGCGCGAGCGCATCAAGTCGGCTTTCTACGCTGACCTGTGGCTGGCGCTCGAGCAGGTCGACGCCGGCAAGATGACCGCCTACGAGGTGGCCGAGCGCAAGGAAGAAAAGCTCCTGCTGCTCGGCCCCACGTCCGAGCGCCTGCACAACGAGAAGCTGGACCCGCTCGTTCGCGGCGCGTTCAACCGCGCGCTGCGCGCCGGCATTCTGCCGCCGGCCCCGCAGGAGCTGCACGGCATGCAGCTCAACGTGAACTACATCAGCCTGCTGGCGCAGGCCCAGCGCGCGATCGGCACGAACGGCATCGACCGCTTCGTCGGCAACCTGGGCCAGATCGCAACCATCAAGCCGGGCGTGCTCGACAAGTTCGACGAGGACCAGTGGGCCGACCAGTACAGCGACCAGCTTGGCATCGACCCGAGCCTGATCGTGCCGGCCGACAAGGTGGCGCTGATCCGCAACGCGCGCGCCCAGGCGGCGCAGCAGCAGCAGCAGGCGGCGCTGCTCAACAGCACCGCCGACAGCGCGCACAAGCTGGCCAACGCGCCGATGGGCTCGAACAACGCGCTGACGGCCCTGTCGCAGGGCGCCGGTGCTGTGCTCGCGCGCGGCGCAGGCCCGACGGCCGATGTCTCGCGCGGGCTCACGGGCTACACCTGAGCGGTGTAGTTACGCCACGCACGCACTCGCACATTGCGCAACGTGAGCAAACCCGAGCACGACCCCTACGACAACGATCGCGCACCGAGCAGCGACGCGAAGCTGCGCCGCCAGATCGAGGCGAACGACATCAAGTGGCTGATGTCGAGCAAGCAGGGGCGCCGCATCGTGTGGCGCCTGCTCGACAAGGCGGGCGTGTTTCGGACGAGCTTCACTGGAAACAGTGAGACGTTTTTCAAGGAAGGCATGCGCAACATGGGCCTCTTCCTCGTGGCCGAGATCATGGCCCACAGCCCCGAAGCGTTTGCCCTGATGTTGAACGAATCGAAGGCGACCAACGCATGACGACCGAATCGACTTTGTTGACCGCGGGAACAGAGAACACCGTCACCGCGACGACATCGACCGCCGAAGCGACGACCACGACGGGCACCACCGCCGTGGCCGAAACGACGGCAACCCAGCCGACTGGCACCGAGACGAAAGTCGAGGGCGAGGGCAAGACGACCGAGGCAGAAGGCAAGCCGGGCGAGGGCGAGAAAGCCCCCGATGGTGCGCCCGAGAAGTACGCCGACTTCAAAGCGCCGGAAGGCGCGACGCTGGCCCCCGAGCTGGTGTCCGAGGTCAGCACTCTCGCCAAGGAGTTGAACCTCAGCCAGGACAAGGCGCAGAAGGTGATCGACACCGCTGTGAAGCTCGCGCAGCAGAACGCCGCGCAAAGCCAGCAGCAGATCACGGACACGATCAAGGCGACGCAAGCCCAGTGGGCGACCGACGCCAAGGCCGACAAGGAGCTCGGAGGCGAAAAGCTGGCCGAGAACCTGGCGCGCGCCAAGTCCGCGATGGAAGTGTCGGCCTCTCCCGCGCTGCAGGAACTGCTGGGCAAGAGCGGCCTCGGAAACCACCCCGAAGTGATTCGGCATTTCCTCAAGCTGGCTCCGGTGTTCTTGGAAGGCAAGCACGTGCCCGGCGGTAAGGCGCTGGGCAACGACGGCAAGTCGCCCGAGAAGGTTCTCTATCCCAACCTCAAGTAAGCGCTTCGTTTTGTCCGAAGCTTTACCAAACGATAAAGGTACATCATGGCACTCCTTGACGTCACCAAACTGACCCTCGCCGACTGGGCCAAGCGCCAAGACCCCGATGGTCAAGTCGCGCAAGTCGCCGAGCTGCTTTCGCAGACCAACGAGATCCTCGAGGACGCGGTCTTCCAGGAGGGCAACCTCCCGACGGGCCACCGGCTGACGATCCGCACCGGCCTGCCGCAGGTCTTCTACCGCATGATCAACCAGGGCGTGCCGACCTCCAAGTCGCTGACCGCCCAGATCGACGAAGCGTGCGGCATCCTGGAAGCGCGCTCGCACGTCGACGTGGAGCTCGCCAAGCTGAACGGCGACACCGCCGCGTTCCGCCTGAGCGAGGACCGCGCCTTCATCGAGGCGATGAATCAGACGATGGCCAGCGCGCTGTTCTACGGCAACCCGGGCACCGACTCGCGTCAGTTCCTGGGCTTCCAGACTCGCTACAGCTCGCTGACCGCAGGCAACGCCCAGAACATCCTGGACGCCGGCGGCACGGGCTCGAACAACGCATCGATCTACCTGGTCGTGTGGGGCGAGAACACCGTGTTCTGCCCGTTCCCGAAGGGTTCCAAAGCGGGCCTGATGCACCAGGATCTCGGCGAAGAGTCGGTGCCGGACGCCAACAACAACTTCTTCCAGGCCATGCGGTCGCTGTACCAGTGGAAGAACGGCCTGGCGGTGAAGGACTGGCGCTACGTCGTGCGCATCTGCAACATCAACGTGTCCGACCTGACCGGCCAAACCGGCACCCAGGCGGCCACCGCGGCGACGCAGATCATCAACCTGATGAGCCGCGCGCTGGATCGCGTGCCGAACCTGTCGATGGGCCGCGCGTGCTTCTATGCGAACCGCACCGTGTACTCGATGCTGCGCGTCGCCGCGCTGGCGAAGAGCAACGCTGCGCTGTCCATCACCCAGGCCATGACGCAGTTTGGCACCCCGTATGCGCTGACGTCCTTCCTGGGCGTCCCGCTGCGCAAGGTCGACCAGCTCCTCAACACCGAGAGCCGCGTGGTCTAAGCCTGATCGGGCCGCCTTGCGCGGCCCGCCTCGCAACCCATCACTGAAAGCCCACCATGATCCTCGACAACAACCTCCTGCTGTCCGGCTCGTACAACGCGGCCGGCGTGCTCACCGGTCAGACCGTCACCGCAACGGCCGTCTCGACCAACACCCTGGACACCGCCCCGCTGTCGCTGGGCGGCAACCAGCCCAACGACATCGGCCGCGGTGAAGCGCTCGACGTCGCCATCAACGTGCTGCAAGCGGCCGCCGCCGCCGGCGCCGCCACGGTGAACTTCGAGCTCATCCAGGCCGACGACGCGGCTCTCACGACCAACGTCGAAACGCTGGTGCAGACCGGCCCGATCCCGAAGGCCACGCTGGCCCTCGGCGCTTTGATCGCGCTGCACTACGACCGCGCCGCCCCGCTCGCGCCGCGTCGCTACATCGGCGTGCGCTACACGGTCGGCACCGGCCCGCTGACCGCTGGCATCTTCTCGGCCGCGATCGTGAAGAACATCGCCGACATCGCCAACATCTACGGCAAGTCCGGCTTCCTGGTGTCGTAAGACACAGCGCCCGCCGGCTGACGCCGGCGGGTCTTTGCCAACCCCATCACGCAAGGCAACACCATCATGGCAACCGAAGAAAAGCGCGCCCCCGTCAAGTACACCGTCCTGGAGAAGTCCCTGGTCGGAAACGAGATCTTCGAGGAAGGCGCTGTCGTCGAATACGACGGCCTGCCGGCGGAGAACCTGGCGCCGATGTGCGACGAAGGTCGCGCCCGCTACCAGGAATACCTGGACAGCAACGCCGAGCGCGTGCGCAAGATGAAGGCCGACTACGGCGACCAGGCCGGCATCGCCGGCGACCCCGAAGCGTTCGCCAAGGCGGTGCGCGCCGCCATCGCTGAAGCGAACGCCCAGCAGGCCGATCTGATCTCCAAGGCCGTCGCCTCGGCGATTGCCCAGGTCTTCCCGAACGGCACCGCCAAGAAGGCCGTCGACCCGGCCGCCGACAAGCCGGCCGACGCCCCGATCGCGTAACCCGCGCCCGGGAACGAAGCAAGACACCGGGCGCCACGAGCGCCCGGTTTTGCATGAAAGGGTAGAGCGTGGCCTCGGAAGTCGACATCAGCAACCTGGCGCTCGCCTCCATCGGTGACGGCGGCACGGTGCAGAGCATCAACCCACCCGACGGGAGCGTGCAGGCCGAGCGCTGCGGGCGCTTCTACCCGATCGCGCGCGACTCGCTGCTCGAGCGCCACGACTGGGAGTTCGCGACGCGCCGCGTCGCGCTCGCGCAGCTCGCGAGCAACCCGGCGAGCACCTGGCTCTACTGCTACGCGCAGCCGGCCGACTGCATCAACACCATCGCGGTGCTGGATCCGAACGCCACCGACGACACGAGCGCCGGCGTCACCCTGCCGTCGACCTGGGGCGAGACGCCCATGCCGCAGCGCGGCGTCTACACGCCACAACCCTACGCGCTCGAGACGCTGCCCGACGGCACCGAGGTCGTGCTCACGAACCAGCCCAACGCGGTGCTGCGCTACGTGGCGCGCATCACCGACACGACGAAGTTCTCGCCGCTGTTCACCGAGTGCCTGGCGCAGTACCTCGCATCGATGATCGCGGGCCCGACGATCAAGGGCACCGAGGGCATCCGGGTGGCCGCAGCGTGCCGCGCGCTCGCCTTCGGCCAGGACGGTAAGTCCGGGCTGTTCGGCCAGGCGACCGCCTCGGACGCGAATCAGAAGCGCACCACGGTGCGCGATCGTCAGCAAAGCGCCTGGCAGCGATGACCCGCGCCTACACCCGCTCCTTCAATGGCGGCGAGCTCACGCCCGAGTTCTTCGGGCAGATCGCCGACACCAAGTTTCAGACGGGGCTTGCGCGCTGCCGCAACTTCCGTGTGCTGCCGCACGGCCCGGTGCAGAACCGCGCCGGCTTCGAGTTCGTGCGCGAGGTCAAGGACTCGACCAAGGTCACGCGCCTGCTGCCGTTCGAGTACAGCACCACGCAGACGATGGTGCTTGAGGTGGGCGATCAGTATGTTCGCTTCCACACGCAGGGCGCCACGCTGCTGAACGGCGGCGTGCCCTACGAGGTCGCGACCACCTACCTGCAGGCCGACCTCTTCGGCGTCAAATACGTGCAGTCGGCCGACGTGCTCACGCTCACGCACACGAGCTATACACCCAGCGAGCTGCGGCGCCTGGGCGCACTGAACTGGACCCTGAGCGCGATCTCGTTCGCGAGCACGCTGGCCTCGCCGACAAACGTGACAGGCATTCCCTTTCTGGGCACAACCCCCGGGACGCCCTCTGTGCACACCTACGCTGTGACGGCGGTCGCGAGCAACAACATCGACGAGTCGATGATCTCGGCGCCGTGCACCGGGCCAAACAGCGCCGAGATCGATGCCATCACGAAAGCGAACCCGGGCGTCATCACGACGGACACCCCGCACGGGCTGCTGCCGGGCGACCCGGTGACGATCAGCGGCGTGGGCGGCATGACGCAGATCAACGGCACGTGGACGGTCAACTCGGTCGCCTCCACCACGCTGGTGCTCAACGACGCCAACGGCAATCCGCTCGACACGAGCGGATTCGGCGCCTACACCGCGGGCGGGACCGTCGTCCTCAACGGCGTGCACAACAACCTCTTCGACTCCGGCGCGAAGAACGTGATCAAGTGGGCGGCCGTCGCGGGGGCGCTGCGTTACAACGTCTATAAAAAATCCAACGGGCTGTGGGGCTACGTCGGCCAGGCGTCCGGCACGACCTTCACCGACGACAACATCACCCCGGACATCGCGAAGACGCCACCCGAGGCGAACAACCCCTTTGTCGGCGCCGGCAACTACCCGGGCGCGGTGACGTACTTCGAGCAGCGCCGCGTCTTCGCGGGCACCATCAACCAGCCGCAGAATCTGTGGTTCACGCGCTCGGGCACCGAGTCGAATCTCACGTATTCGATCCCGACGCGCGACTCCGATTCGATCCAGTTCCGCGTGGTCGCGCGCCAGGCCAACACGGTGCGCCACCTCGTGCCGTTGACCAACCTCCTGGCCCTCACGAGCTCGGCCGAGTGGCGCGTCACGAGCCTCAACACCGACGCGCTGACGCCCACCTCGGCATCGGTGAAGCCGCAAAGCTACATCGGCGCGGGCGACGCGCCGCCCGTGATCGTGAACAACAACGTGGTCTTCGCCGCCGCGCGCGGCGGGCACGTGCGCGAGCTCGCCTACAACTGGCAGGCCGGTGGCTACATCACGGGCGACCTGAGCCTGCGCGCGCCGCACCTGTTCGACGGGCTGACCATCGTCGACATGGCCTTCAGCAAGGCGCCGTATCCGATCATCTGGATGGTGAGCAGCAACGGCGTGCTGCTCGGCCTGACCTACGTCCCCGAAGAGCAGGTCGGCGCCTGGCACTGGCACGACACCGACGGCGTCTTCGAGTCCATCTGCGTGGTGGCTGAGGGCGCCGAGGACGTGCTCTACGCCATCGTGCGCCGCACGATCAACGGCGTGCAGAAGCGCTACGTCGAGCGCATGCGCCCGCGCGCCTGGGGCGCGGCGAACCCGGCCGACGCATTCCACGTCGACGCGGGCCTGACCTACAGCGGCGCGCCGGCCACGTTCATCGGCGGCCTGGGCCACCTCGAGGGCAAGACGGTGAGCGTTCTGGCCGACGGCGCGGTGCATCGCCAACTCGTCGTGACGTCGGGTCAGATCGTCTTGGACAACGCCGCAAGCAAGGTGCATGTGGGCCTGCCAATCGTCGCGGACCTGCAGACATTGCCGCTCGCGCTGAACCTGCCCGGGTTCGGGCAGGGCATGACGAAGAACGTGAACAAGGTCTTCCTGCGGGTCAAGGACTCGGCCGGGCTCTTCGCAGGCCCCGATTTCAGCTCGCTGACCGAGGCGAAGATCCGCACGAACGAACCCTACGGCTCGCCGCCCGCGCTGCAGACCCGGGTCATCGAAATAGAGACGCGGGCGGCGTGGACCGACGACGGCCAGGTGTGCGTGCGCCAGTCCGACCCGCTGCCGGTCACAGTGACGGCCCTCACGATCGACGCTGCGGTCGGCACCTGAAGTCTCGCCCGGTGTAGTTAGGCGCGGCCCGCGCGCCTACCTTCGCCCGCATGGGTGAGACTGCACTTGGACTTCAAGGCGCCGGCGCGATCCTCGCGATGATCGGCGCCTACAGCTCTGCGCAGGGCCAGCAGAGCAATCTGCGCGCGCAGGCCGCGCTCGACGACATCAATGCGTCGACGGCCGAGAACGCCGCGCGCGCGGCGCTTTTCGCCGGGCAGCGCGAAGAGCAGCGCAGCATGATCGCCACGGCCAACCTGAAGGCGACGCAGCAGGTGGGCTTCGCCGCGAACGGCGTCGACCTGGGCGAGGGCAGCGCGCAACGCACGCTGGCCAGCACCGACGTGATGGGCGAGATCGACCGCAACACGATCGCCGCCAACGCCGTGCGCAGCGCCTGGGGCTATCGCACGCAGGCCGTCAACTCCCGCAACGACGCGCTGATGAAGCGCGCGAGCGCCGACTCGATCAGCCCGCTGATGGCCGGCGCGTCCTCGCTGCTGACCAGTGCCGGCTCGGTCGCGCAAAACTGGTACTCCCTGAACAAGTCGGGCGCGGTCAACAACGGCAGCGGTAGCACCGGAACCCGGAGCTGACGATGCGCGTGCCGACCTACGACAACCTGCAGACAACGCCCAGCGTCACGCCCAACGTCGGCGTGCAGGGCTACACCGGCCCGAACCCCGAGCAGATCGGCGGGCAGCAGATGCAGGATCTCGGCGCCAGCGCGCAGCGCGCGGGCGACGCGACGACGCGAATCGCGCTGTCGATGCAGGACATGGCGAACCAGGTGCGCGTCAACGACGCGGTGAACCAGGCGCGCAAGGCCGCCCAGGATCTCGCCTACAACCCGGACACCGGTTACCTCAATCTGAAGGGCGACGCTGCGCTGACGCGCCCGAACGGACAAGACCTGCCCACCGAATACGGCGACAAGCTGCGCGAGAGCCTGAGCCAGATCGCCGGCACGCTCGGCAACGACGAGCAGCGCCGCCAGTTCCAGTTGAACGCCACCGACCTGCAAGCCCAGTTCCACGGGCAGGTCGAAAGCCACATGCTCGGCGAGTTCCGCTCGCACGCGCTCTCGGTGCAGGACGGGACGATCAACCTCGCGAGCGATGACGCGAAGCGCAACTGGAACAACCCCGACCTGATCGGCCCGTCGCTCAAAGCCGCGAAAGCCGCGGTGATGGAAAAGGGTCGCATGTCCGGCTGGTCGGCGTCGCAGACCGACGCGGCGCTGCTGTCGACCACGAGCAAGGTGCACAGCGACGTCGTGATGGCGGCGCTGGAGAACGGCAACCCGAACTACGCGCTGACCTACCTCAACGCCCGCAAGGGCGAGATGACGGCCGACGACATCCTGAAGGTGCAGGGCCACGTCAATCAGCAGGTGTGGCTCGGTCAGGCGCAGGGCGCCGTGCAGGCGGCGACGTCTGCCGTCATCACCAAGTTGGCGCCGACGCCCTTCGACCGGATGCAGGCGATCACGGCGCAGACCGAGTCGGGCAACCAGGACTTCAAGCCCGACGGCACGCCGCTTGAGGGCCCGTACATCCCCGGGCAGGGCACAGCCAAGGGTCGCATGCAGGTGATGGACGGCACGGCGGCCAACCCCGGCCACGGCATCACGCCGGCCGACCTGTCGGGCACGCCGCAGCAGCAGGCCGCCGAGCGCGCCCGCGTCGGCACGCAACTACTGCAAGCGCTGATGCAGAAGTACGGCGACCCGGCGAAGGCCTGGGCCGCCTACAACTGGGGCGAGGGCAACCTCGACAAGGCGCTGAAGGAGTGGGAGAGCAACCGCGCCGGCACCGCGGTGGATTGGCTCACCTACACGCCCAAGGAAACGCAGAAGTACGTCACGACCAACATGAAGCAGCTTGAGGGGAGCGGCGGCCAAGCGCCGCGCCCGACCGAGCTCGACTTCGTGAACGACACGCTCTCGCGCCTGCCGCCCGGCTCGCCGCCCCAGGTGATCAAGCTCGCGCGCGAGCAGGCCACGAGTCAGTTCGCGATCATCAACAAGTCGATGTCCGAGATCGGCGACAGCGCCGTGTCTGCGGCGCAGCGCTGGCTCGCGCAGAACGGCGGCAACTACGCCGCCATGCCGCCGGCGATCCGCGACGCGGTCGACCGCTACGCGCCGGGCAAGTCCGACGACCTGATCAAGTACGCGCGCGTCTTCGAGCGCGGCGAGAACGTCAGCGACCTGGTGCTCTACAACCGGCTCGCCGCGCACCCCGAAGAGATGACCGCGATGAGCGACGCTCAGTTCGAGGGGCTGCGCGCGCACCTGTCGCAGGCCGATTTCAAGCACTTCAGCAACGAGCGCGCGAACTACCAGAACGGCAAGACCGACGAGTCTGCCGGCGCCATCAACAACGCCGCCTTCCGCGCGTCGCTGAACCCGCGGCTCGAGGCGCTTGGCATCAATGTGGCGCCCAGCCCCAAGGACACCGCGGCGATGGAGCGCGTCGGCGGCATTCGCCAGTTCGTGCGCAATTCGCTCTTCGACGCGCAGCAGCAGGCCGGCAAGAAGTTCACGCCGCAGGAAGTCGAGGAGCACATCGACCGCCTGTTCGCGCAGAGCGTCGAGTTCCGCAAGACCTTCCTGGGCTTCGACCGCGGCACCGACTCGCAGAACCTCATGTCGATGCAGATCGGCGATCTGCCCAGCGGCGCAGCCGAAGGCCTGCGCACGGCGCTGATCAGCCACGGCAACAAGAACCCCACGGACAACGACGTCCTCAACCTCTACCGGACGATGCATGCCAAACGCTGATGTCGACCAGTGGGCCGCCGCAGGCACCCAGGCGCTGCAGCAGTCGCAGACCGAGCGCCAACTGCGCGACAGCATGCAGTCGGCGCTGCCGGTCAATCCTGACCAGGAGGCGCAGACGCGCCGCTACGCCGCGGCCGCGCAGGTGCCCCTGGACACCGCGCGCAACCTGCCCGACGTCGTGAAGACGCAGGCGCAGATGTCGGCCTTCGACGCCGGCAAGCTGACGCAGCAGTTCCCGAACACCGCGCGATGGCTGGGCGTGCCCGACAACGCGAAGCTCGCGCACGACGACATCCCGGCGACGGCCAAGGTCGAGCAGGCCGTGCAGGCGCTGAAGAAGCCCGACGAGCCGGCGGCGCCCCCGCTCACGTTCGGCAACGCCGCGAAGTACATCTTCAGCGCAGGCGATGGGCCGACGCTGATGGGCGACATCGGCGACAAGGCGATGTCGTTCCTCAAGGGCCTGGGCGGCGCGTTCAACAGCGCGGGCGCTGCGGTGAGCACTGTCGCCGGCGCGGCACCGGTCCTCATCGACAAAGCGGCCGGCACCAATCTGCAGGACTGGTGGTTCCGCAACATGGTCGACCCGGTGAAGGCCAACCAGTCGGCCTTCGCTACCGACCAGGGCGATAGCTTCGCCGACAAGGCGACGCACGCCACCGGCAACCTGCTGGGCATGCTGTCGCAGATCACGTTGAGCGGCGGGGGCGGTGCGGCGCCTGAGGCAGTCGCTGCGTCCGACAGCGCGACGGCAGCGGTGAAGGCTGCGGTCGAGCACGCCGCCAAGGCGATGGCGTTCCCCGCGCTGTCCGATGCAGTGAACACCGGGCGCGAGGTCTACGAGAAGACGAACGACCCGATCGCCGCGCTGCGCGCCGCGATGGCGCAGTACACCGCGACGACCGCCGGCGGCGTGCTGCCGCTGTCGGCGCCCGGCAACCTCGTGACGCGCCTCGCCACCGCCCCGGTGTCCGGCGCCGTCACCGGCGAGGTGACGCGCCAGGGCATGAACCTCGCGCTGCCCGACAGCATGCAGTCGCCCTTCGACTGGGAGCAGACCTTCCTGAGCGCGCTCACCACCAGCCTGATGGGCGGCGTGATGGGCCCGCGCCCCGAGGCGAGCGGCGTCAGCCAGGCGGTGCGCGAAACGTACACCGAGCACTACCAGCGGGCCAAGGCCGAGGCGCAGAACGAGCGCGTGGTGGAGCTGGCCAAGGCCGCCACTGCGAGCAAGCTGCGCGAGCGCGACCCGGATGCGTTCAAGGCTTTCGTGCGCGAGGCCGCCCAGGACGGCGACCTGCCCGGCCTTTACATCGAAGGCACGAAGCTCGCCGAGACGCTGCAACAGGCGGGCATCACGCCCGACGAGCTGCGCACCACGATGCCCGAGGTCGCCCGCCAGATGGACGCGGCGCTCGGCGAGAACGCCCCGCGCAACGGCCTGGTGCAGATCCCCATCGAGGACTTCGCGACGCACATCGCCGGCAGCAAGGTCGAGGCGCCGCTGATGGAGCATCTGCGCGTCGACCCCGAGGGCGGCACGGTGGCCGAGTCGAAGGCCTTCGCGCAGTCGCAAGTCGACGACATGAAGGCGCGCGCCGAAAAGCTCGCGGCCACGCACGCCGATGACGCCGCCTACCAGGAGAGCCTGGGCAAGGTGCAGGCCGACCTGCAGGCCCGGCTCGAAGCGATCGGCATGAAGCCCGAGATCGCGCGCACGAACGCGGCGCCGCTGGCGGCCTTCTATCAGGTGCACGCCGACCGGCTCGGCATCCTGCCGCACGAGTTCGCCGAGCAGCACCCGGTGCGCTTCGCGAACGAGGCGCTGCGCGACACGTCGCCCGTGCTGAAGCAGGACGACATGCTCGACCTCGGCGACCTGGCCAGCTTCGGCGGCCCGGTCGGCGAGCACGCCGGCGTGCAGCACAACGCGAGCGGGGAGAGTGCAGCCAGCCTCGAGGCGCAGAGCCGCGTGCGCAACGAGAAGGAGAAGGGGCAGACCCGCTACCTGATCGACACGCGCACGGGCGCCGTGCGCCCGATGGTCGGCGTCGACGCGGTGGACACGCACGCGCGCAACGGCCAGATCGTCGTGCAGAAGAACGTCGGCGCCGATAAGTGGACGGTGCTGTCGTCCGGCGGCGACGTGACGCAGGGTGCCGTGCAGCGCGCTATGGTGCGCGCCCAGTCGCGGGGAGAACTGCAGCAGTCCGGCGTCAAGTTCGATGAGGCGACGGGCCTACCGCTGAACCCGGACGGCACGGTCACGCTCTACCACCACACGAGCGCGGAGAACGCTGAACAGATCCGACGCACCGGCAAGTTGAAGTCGGCCGGCGAGCCGGACGTGTACCTCACCACGCGCAAAGAAACGGACACCGGCTACGGCGACCGGGCTGTCGAGGTCCACATCGACCCGGCGAAACTACAGATCGACGACGAGTTCCCGGGCGGGCGCCAGGATTACCGCGTCGCCGTCGGCAAGCCGGGCGGCCAGATCAAGGTCAAGGTCGGCGATGTGCTTGAGCAGCAGGGCACTGGTGCCCGCGGCACCTTCAGCCCCGACACGAAGACGATCAGCGTCCTGAAGGGCGCCGACCTCTCGACCTTCCAGCACGAGCTGGGGCACTACTTCCTCGACACGCTGTCGCACCTGGCCGCCCGGCCCGACGCGCCCGCGTCGGTGAAGCAGGACATGGCGACGCTGCTGAAGTGGTTCGACATCCCGGACCTCGACACGTGGCACCGCATGAGCCTGGACGAGCAGCGCGAGTCGCACGAGAAGTTCGCGACCGGCTGGGAAACCTACCTCATGAAGGGGCAGGCGCCCACGCTCGAAATGCGCCAGCTATTCCAGCGCTTCCGCGCCTGGATGCTGCGCGTCTATCAGAACCTGAAGGGCGCCCCCGGCGACTTCACGCCCGAGGTCAAGGGCGTGTTCGACCGGATGATCGCGAGCGAGGCGGCCATCCACGAGGCCGAGCTCGCGCGCAAATACATGCCGCTGTTCGACTCCCCGGAGAAGTCCGGCATGACGCCGGAAGAGTGGGCCGCCTACCAGGCGCAGGGCAAGGACGCCACCGAGCAGGCCATCGAGCGCCTGATCGGCAAGACCATGTCCGACATGGCGTGGATGGACAAGCTGCGCACTGCGTCGCTGAAGTCCGTCACGAAGGACGCCCAGGAGAAGCGCCGCGCCATCACGATGGAGGTGCGCGCCGAGGTCATGAGCCAGCCCATCTATCGGGCCTGGTCGTTCCTCACCGGCAAGGATGCCGCAGCGCTGCCCGACGGGCCGAACGCCGAGCACCAGCAGGCGCTGCGCGACTGGACCGAGAAGCGCGCCGAGCACGAGGCAGAGCAGAAGGCCGCGATCAAGGCGGCCGCCTGGGACGCCGCGCCCGAGTCGAAGGCAACGCACGAGAACAACGGCCTCGCCAAGGGCCAGTGGCTCGCGAAGAACCGCGCGCGCATCGACCTGGACATCAAGCGCGCGATGCTCGACTGGGACCAGGAGCACCCGAAACCGAGCGCGCCGAAGAAGGGCGCCGCCGGGTCGGCCGACCCGACTACCGGCACCGGCAAGCTGAACCTCGACGCCGCGCGCTCGATGGCGCCCGATGCCGCCGAGAAGGTGCAGGGCCTGCGCATGACCAGCAAGAAGGGCATGGACCCGGGGCTCATCGCCGATATGTTCGGCTTCGCCGACGGCCCGACGCTGGTCAAGGCGCTGGCCGACGCCGAGCACCCGAAGTCGGTCGTCGAGGGCATCACCGACCAGCGCATGCTGGAGCGCCACGGCGAGATCGCCACGCCCGAGGCGCTGTCGCGCACGGCCGACGAGCTCGTGCAGAACGAGGTGCGCTCGCGCTTCGTGGCCGCCGAGCTGCGCGCGCTGAAGACCGCCGTCGGCAAGCCGCGCGAGATCGTCGCGGCGGCCAAGGAGGCGGCGGCGAACACCATCGACACGAAGCGCGTGCGCGACATCAACGAGCGCCAGTACACGGTGGCCGAGACGCGCAGCGCCGGGCAGGCCGAGAAGGCGATGGCGAAGGGCGACACCGAAGGCGCCGCGGTGGCGAAGCGCGACCAGCTCCTGAACATGGAGCTCGCGCGCGCCGCGCGCGACGCGAAGGAGTTCGTCGCCAAGGCGCTCGAATACCTCGCGAAATTCGACAAGCCCAGCGTGCGCGAGTCGATCGACCTCGAATATCGCGACCAGATCGACGCGCTGCTCGAGCGGGTCGACCTGCGCAAGAGCGTGAGCGGCGTCGCGCTGGACAAGCGCGAGGCGCTGCTCGCCTTCGTCGAGCGCCAGGTCGCTGCCGGCTACAAGCCGGCGATCCCCGAGCACCTGCTCAACGAGGCGCAGACCTGGCACTACAAGGACATGTCGCTCGCCGAGTTCCGCGGCCTCGTCGACTCGGTGAAGAGCATCGAGCACCTGGGCAAGCTGAAGACGAAGCTGCGCGACTTGCAGGAAACGCGCGAAATCAACGACCTGGCCGAAGAGGTCAAGGCCAGCGCCGCGCGCCTGCCGCAGCGCACGCCCGAATCGAACCGGGGGCTGACCCGGATGGAGTCGACCTGGGTGAAGGCGAAGTCCTTCGGGCGCAGCGCGCAGGCCGCGATGCTGAAGATGGAGCAGATGTTCGACTGGCTCGACGGACGCAACGCGAACGGCACCCTGAACCGCGTCGTGTTCCGGCGCATCGCCGACGCGCAGACGCACGAGAACGACCTGCTCGCCCGCGTGAAGGGCGACATCGACGAGCTGCTGCACTCGAAGATCGCCGACATCACCAAGGAAAAGCGCATCTACACGGCGGCCGGGCTGATCGACAAGGCCACGGGCCTGCCGCAGAAGTTCACCACCAAAGAGATGCTGATGCTGGCGGGGAACATGGGCAACGAGTCGAACGCCGCGAAGATGGCGAAGGGCGAGGGCTGGGACCAGCAGGCGGTGTGGGACTTCCTGCACGCGAACATGACCCCGGCGCACTGGGACTTCGTCGAGGGCATGGGCAAGGTGCTCGAATCGCTGTGGCCGGAAAAGCTCGCGATGGACCGGCGCCTGGGCAACACCAGCCCGGAGAAGATCCAGCCGCGCCCGTTCACGACGCCCGACGGCAAGGAGCGCAGTGGCTGGTATTGGCCGATGATGTATGACCCCGCGCGCTCGCAGGACGTGGCCGAGCGCGGCGCGCGCCAGGGCGATGCGCTGTTCGAGAACATCTATTCGCGCGCGAACACCGACACGGGGCGGATGAACACCCGCAACGAGAACTACGCGCGCCCGCTGCTGCTCGACCTCGACGCGCTGCCGCGCATGCTGAAGGACGAGATCCACGACGTCGCCTTCCGCGAGGCGGTCATCGACGCCGACCGCTTCCTGTCGCACCCGACGGTGCGCAAGGCGATCATCGACAGCCTGAGCCAGGAGCACTACGACCAGCTTCGCCCGTGGCTGCAGTCGATCGCCAACGACGGCAAGATGTCCACCGACGGCGCGCGCGGCATGGAGTTCTTCAACACCATCGCCCGCGAGGCGCGCACGCGCGCGACGATGGTCGGCCTCGGCTACCGGCTCACGACCGCGCTGGTGCACGGCAGCACGGCAGGTCTTGAATCGGTGTCCG